GATCATCCGCCCCAATTTGGGGGCGGGTATAAAGCCATCCATGCTGGGATACATGAGTTTGCTACAAAACTCAAAATCCCACAGGTTCTGGGAGATGGAAGCTTCAACGGGGAACCCGAGGCGGGCAGCTCTAGCCCGAAACTCCTCGATCTCAGGTTCCACGGCGCTCAACATACCCAAGTCATCGCCCGAAACGGATCCCGCAGCGTTCTCACCAATGATCATGGGGCGAACTGGGGTCTTACAGGCGTAGACGGTCACTTCAACATTCTGCTCAGTGTTGCCGACAGAAGTCTGTGCATCGCCGGAGGCGCGACGGAACTCAACCTTCACCATCCAACCGTTCATCGACAAGCCAGTGAACCTCTCACCCTGTGTAACCGCACCCAAAGCTTTGCCTTGGAGACCAAGACGCTTCCAACGGCGTCGCTCTCCAACAATGGCAGGCTTGTTATAGTTGGCATCCTGGCGCACAGTGTCACAGATCAGGAACCAAATATTAGGGCCTAGGCGGAAGTACCAGTAGGTGAACCAGTGCCCCAGGACTTCGCAACTGCAAGCACCATACAGGATGGGGGACTCGCCAGTCCACGCCTCTTGCATGCGCAAACCCATGGCGTAGAAGAAAGGGCCGGTTCGCGAGAGGCGGATGTAGCTGCTACTGATGATGGAGCGCGGGGTGCCTAACTTCCGCCAAGTTAACAACTCCTCGTCAAATATGTACTCCATGCGTACCTCTCCTTTAATGAAGACAGCGCGTCGATTGTCGCGTCGGGAGAGTGGCCCACCGTCATGTGCGTCTACTTCAGCGCGGATAGCTGCGCGTCGGCGAGCGGACTGGTATTTAGCCAGCCAGCGCTCGAAAGCGACGCGTCCACGATAGACGATGGGTCCAGCAGCCTCAAGAAGGCGGCGTGGCTCGGAAGCATCATAGAGAGCATGCGCCTCGGCCCACGCAAGCAGATTCGGGGGAGGGCGCTCTATGAGGAGGCGTTGAGTGATGGCGGCTTCCTCGGTGGTGGCGGTGCCGAGGTAGTAAGACGGGGCCAGCTGATCAAAGCCGATGGTTCGCAGGACAAGGCGGGGCCTGCGACCCTTGAAGGGCTGCTGGAAGACAAGGAAAATCGCCTCATCAGGGTGAGTCGTCTCTTTGAACTTCTTCGGTGCAACCTCAGTCTCGCCAGGGAGGTAAAGGGCAGGAGGGTAGTGGATATCCTGACTGGTAGGAGGGGAAACGCGATCAAACCAGAGGTACCACATGAGTCGCAGGGCACCAACCCCATGTTGCGCAACCAGGCCAGCGAAGTACAACTGGGCAGCTGGGGAGGCATTGGAGTAGAGGGTGCCAATGGGGCCGATCTCACATGGCAGGAACATCGACATTGGCAACTCAACGATGGGGTTCTGTCGGATGATCTCGCGGACAGACTCCTGCATGGGCATGGTGATGAACATGTGGACACCGATGGCAACTGCGTTGTTCATCATATGACAAGCGACGCCAAGGGGGAGGGGGCAAGCTGCCCACGCAATATGCATCACACCCACAGGAAGGTGAGTAACCCAAGCATCATAACCATGACCAACAATTGGGAAGGGGTCAAAGAGGCCCAACCGCTCACAACTCTCGTAGACGCCAAAAGCAGCGCCAGAGATGGCGTTGCCGGTCTCACGAGAGACGCCGAGAAGCTTCGTGGTATAATACCCAACAAACCGTTTGAAACGCTCCTCAAGATACGGTGCGAAAAACACGGCGTAAATGAAGAAGGGGTGGACGTCCCGACCAAACAACACCAGCGACCCAGTGGTGGGCGCGGGGGGGCGGAACGACTGCATCAAACTGGTTGGGACAGGGAAGCGGGGCGAGATGGTTGGCAGCTGCGGTGCGGAAGGCAGATTTGGGAGGCGTGCTCTGAGGTTGAGAGCCCTCGTGTACCCAGTTTGCAGGGTAAGCGCACCAATGCCACCAACTCCCAGTACGGTGAGGGTGAAGAGGAATCCGCCCAGGTTGAACGTGGGGGCGAAGCTCCGGATCATATCGGCCTGCAGGGTCCACAATTGACCCCAAACCCGGGTGCCATGCGCAATGAGCTGCGTCTCGAGCGAAATGGTCTCGGACATAGCCAGCATGGCGGTTATGAGGGCTGCCTCAGCTTTCAGCCCCTCAGGCATATGCGTTCCACGTTTGCCGTACAGATCCAGAGCGCGATTGTGAAGCTCTTTGTACGTAGTCGCATCCCTATTGCGCACGCCAGCGTAGGCAGACAAGGAACCGAGAATATGTCGAGAGAGGGGGACATATGACTCAGTCGTGCCAAACACG